CTGCTTTCTGAAGCGGAGGATATCAGGCACCAGCTAAAGACCGACGAAGCCAATCGGCTCAAGCATCAGTGGTTCATCCGTGGATGGACTGCGAGGAACCCATGAACGACCGCGAGAAGCTCGTCCACGCATGGTTGTGGGGATGGGAAGACGGTACGCGCAACGCTCCGAAGGACGTGATCCGGCACAAGGACACTGACCTGCGTGAGGCGTACCGGCGCGGTCGCGCTTCGGGGGAGAGTGCGCTCGCCCAAGCCCGCATTGATGCGGAGTACATCTATCGCTATCACTGATCCACATGACCAAGTTCCTGTTCTACGTCGAGTTCCTCAACACCAACCGCGAGTGGTGCCGGTGGAACGCTGCCTACGAAGATCCGTGGACCGCACTCGAAGCACTGCGCGAACGGCAGAAGTTCGATGACTCCTTCGAGCGCCGTGTGGTCAGCGAGGTGGCGAAAGGAATGACATGGCGAAGCTGAGTGGCTGGCAGAAGGCCAAGATCATCAAGGAACTGGATCTGGCCAAGAACTGGCCGCGCCTGATGTTCGGGATGGAGGTCTACCCGTGGCAGGAAGCCGTTCTGGATGCTGCCGACTACAAGCATTCCAAGGTGGCCCTCAAGGCAGCCAACGGTTCGGGCAAGACCTCCATCGTCGCCGCCAGCCTGATCATCTGGCACATGTGCAAGTTCCCCGGAAGCTTGGTTGTCTGCACTGCCGGCGTGTATCGGCAGGTTCAGGACGCACTGTGGCCACACCTGCGGAAGCTCACCAACGGGTTGGGCGGTGAGGATGTCGGGTTCCGCATCGTGGACGGCGAGATCACTTACAACCGCAAGGGCAGCAACATGCCCCCGGCACGATGCATCGGGTTCAGCGCATCCAACCCGGAGAAGGCCGAAGGCTGGCACGGTCAAGGCACCGGCAACAACCTGCTGTACATCGTGGACGAAGCCAAAGCCGTGTCCGACGGCATCTTCCAGTCCATGGAACGGTGCCAACCGACACGCACTCTGCTCATGTCGTCGCCCGGTGGTGCCAGCGGGTATTTCTACGACATCTTCCGTCGAAATGACGGGAAGTGGAAGACGTTCACGGTAACGGCGCACGACTGTCCGCACATCAAGAAGGAGTGGATCAAGGACCAGATCGAGCGATGGGGCGAAAACCATCCGCTGGTACGCTCGATGATCTACGCCGAGTTCATGGAGGACGACGGAAGCCTCACGGTCGTCAAGACCGCGGAGTGGCAGAAGGCTGTTTCGTCGCCGCCGGAACCCAAGGAGAAGGGGGAACGACTGACTGCGGGGTGCGACTTCTCGGCGGGTGGCGACGAGAGTGTTCTGGCGGTGCGCCAGGGCAATGTGGTCAAGGGAGTCGTCTGCTGGCGGGATCGGGACACCATGAACTCCATAGGGAAGTTCATCCACCAGTTCCGAAAGTGGGGACTCAAAGCCGAGGACGTGTACGCGGATGCCGGCGGCATGGGCATTGTCATGTGCGATGCGCTCAAGGCCGAAGGATGGGACGTGAACCGGGTCAACTTCGGTGACAAAGCCATCCGCGAAGACCAGTTCGTGTCGCGGGGCGCTGAAATGTGGATCGAGTTCGGCAGGTCCGTCGAAAAGAACGAGCTTGTTCTGGGGCCAGCGGGCACCGACGAGATCGTTCTCAACCAGTTCATCAATCGGAAGGTCAGGACCAACGGAAAAGGGAAGCTGGCACTCGAGTCAAAGGACGAACTGCGCGGTCGCGGAATCAATTCACCAGACCGGGCTGATGCACTGGTGCTGGCGTTCTGCGGCGGCGGCGGAAAACGCATGGACGAGTACTTTCGGGCGATGGGCGATGACGGCAGGAGCCTTCTTCAACGCATGGAGGATGAGATTGGCCCACTGGAGGGCGATTCGGGTCCGCTTGCGGGTTGCGATGTGGGTGGATAACGCTAGGAGGAAATGATGACGGACAAACAGAGGCAGAATTTGCAGGGTCAGATCGAGGATGCCGTTGATCAGCGGCAGCCTTGGGAAACCCGTCAGACACGCTGGTACGAACTGCGTCATCATGGCCTGCGCCGGCAGAACAAGCCGTGGCTCAAGGCAGCCGACCTGCACTGGCCCCTGATTGACACGGCAATCGAGAAGCTGAAACCGCTGTTTTTGCAGCAGGCGCTCGGAATGGACGTTGTCGCCACCTTCGTACCCATGCGACAGCAGTTGAACGCCTACACCAAGGTCGCCGAGGACTGGTTCAACTATAAAATCCGCGAGAAGACCAACTTCACCGACGAAGTCTTGTCTTGGGTGGACTACACCCTCATGAGCGGTCGCGGCGTCCTCAAGTGCTTCTGGAACCCCGGCGACAAACGTGTCGGGTTCGAGGCCATCGACCCCCTGTACTTCTTGGTCCCGGCCTACACCGTCGATCTTCAGGACGCCGACTGGATGGTGCAGGTCATGCCCATGTCCATCGCCGCCTACCGACGCATGGCCCGGCAGTACGGATGGAAATCCGACTCCAAGACCATCGAGCGCATCCGCGGCAACCCCAACGACGACAACATCCCCGGCACCAGCCTCGAATCGTCGGCCAAACAGCTTCGCGAGGGCATCACCTACACCACCAACACCGACGGCGTGATCGTGTGGGAGGTCTACCGCAAGCGCGACGACGGCAAGTGGGAGGTCTACACCTACTCGCCCGCTGCCGTGGACCTCGACCTCCGCGATCCCATGGAACTGCCCTACGACCATGGGCAGGCTCCGTTCGTCGATTTCCCCTACGAAATCAAGGACAAGGGTTGGTTCTCGCCCCGAGGCGTTTGCGAGATCCTCGCGCCGTTCGAGCTGAGCCTCACGTCGATGTGGAACCACAAGCACGACGCCATGACGCTCTACAACCGCCCGCTGTTCCGGGCCGAGCGCGAGATCCCCAACTCGATCAACCTGCGGTTCCAACCCGGTCAGATCCTTCCCTACGGCGTGGCCCCGGTCACCATGCCGCAGCCGCCGATCTCCTTCGACCAAGAGATGATGTCCACCCGGTCCATCGCCGAGAACCGGATAGGATCCCCGGACTACGCCATGTCCACCGCGATGTCCGGCGGCAGCGACCGGCGCACGGCCACCGAGATCCAGTCGATCAACGCGCAGTCCATGCAGTCCGGTGACCTGCGGGCACGGCTGTTCCGCATGGCACTCGGCAAGCTCTACCGACAGGCGTGGAGCCTCTACATCCAGTACGACTCGAAGAGCTTGCGCTACCGATTCGCCGAGGACTCACTCGATGCCGATCCCGTGGCCCTCCACGACCAGTACGAGTTGGAACCCAAGGGCGGCATGGACATGGTGAGCCGCCAGATGATGATCCAGCAGGCGATCAGTCGGAAGCAGTTGTTCATGAACTCGGCGTGGGTTGACCAGGTTGAACTGGACAAGTCGATCATGGAACTGGACGACCCGAGCCTGATCAAGCGACTGCTGCGGGATCCGGGTCAGAAGGCCCAAGATGAACTGGAGGACGAGTCCAAGACCATCCCCACGCTGCTCGTCGGCATCCCGGTGCCGGCCAAGCCCGGTCAGAACTTCGCCGGACGCATCGGTGTCCTGATGCAGTACCTCAACGGCGCGATCCAACAGGGGCAGCAGTTCACGCCCGCCGCACAGCAGGCGTTCATGGGTCGAATCGACTCGCTCCTGCAAGGCTACGAGCAGGTCTCCACCAACGAGGCCCGCAAGCTCCGCAAGGAGATCCAGAAGTTCCTTGAGGCTTCTGGCCTGCTCCCGTCCCAACAACAGCAACAGATCCCGCAGCAACCCGCGCCTCCCGTAGCATGAACACCTGTCCACAATGCCAATTCCACAATTCTGGACACTGCCACAGGTATCCACCGAGCGGGAGGCCAAGCTGCTTTGCGTCAGTCAATCCGCAGGACTGGTGTGGGGAGTTCAAAGCGGCTGGCTTGAAACCTGCAAGCGTTGTGGAGACGCCTTCACCGTCAATCAAACCGCCCTCTCCGAGTCCGGTGAGACCTACTGCTTCGATTGTTTCCAACAGGCCAATCCCATCTAAACAGGCATCCCATGGCGGAGTACCAAGGCAAGCAGGTAACCCTTAACAAGCCCTTCTACACTCCCGGCGAGAAGAAGAAGAGTGCTGTCTATGTGAGGAACCCAAAGGGCACCGTGATCAAGGTGCGCTTCGGAGACCCCAACATGGAGATTAAGCGCGACAACCCGGAGCGCCGGAAGAACTTCCGCGCCAGACACAACTGCGACACGGCAACGGACAAGACGACGCCGAGGCACTGGTCCTGCAAAGCATGGTGACTTTATGAAGAAGCAATCGAAGTTCGATAAGCTGGCTGGCCAACTCAAGAAGGAGGGCGCAGATGATCCCAAGGCTCTCGCGGCATACATCGGTCGCAAGAAACTCGGTGCCAAGGAGTTCGTCCGACGCTCCGTTGCGGGTCGAAAGAAGGCCAAGGGATGATCGGATTCATCGACCGCATCCGCGCTGCTTGGCAGTTCAGCCGCCACCAGAAGTGGGTCCACCAAGGCTCATGGTCAAAGCGTGATGCCGAGGTCCTCGAATCGTTCCTGAAAGCGGAGACCGGAAAGCGATTCAAAGAGGTGCTGCTCAACACCGTACTGATGCAGAACGCATCGGCCATCACGGACAAAAACCAGTTGCAGTATTCCTGTGGTTTCGCCATGGGTCAGTCCAGTTTGGTGAAGGTCATCGAGGTGATGGCCAACGCTGAATCAATTTCGGATCAGGATACCGACCCGGATTCTGAGACGCTCAACTAGGGTCAATCTACGGTCAGTGACTCTTGCCGGTCACTGGACGAGTAATAGGCAACCATGAGTGAAGTGTTGAGTGCTGACGGTCTTCTTGCAGCCGCAAGGGACTTCGATTCTGGCGTCGATATTGACAGCCGGGAAACCGCAGAGGCTCCCACAGAGACCACTGCGCCCGAGCCAACGGAATCTCGTACAGAGAATCCTGCCAAAGCCGAGGTCACCGAGGACGCAGCGGACAAGGACGCGCAGCCCGCAGAGGCTCCACAGAAGGAGACGAAGCAGGGTGAGCAGAAGAAGGAGTCGAAGTTCGCCCAGGAGCAGGCCCGCAAGACCAAGACCTGGGAGACGATCAACGCCGAAAAGCAGGCCATCAAGGCCGAGAAGGAAGCGTTGGCCCGCGAACGTGACGAGTGGCAGAAGCAACGGCAGCAAACCGAGGCCAAAGCCAACGACACGTACCGGGACGAGGCAGGGTTCACCGCTGACGACTACGAGAAGGCGGCGAAGGAATTTGAAGCCGACGGCGACAAAGACCTCGCAAAAGCCGCGAGTAAGAAGGCAGCAGAGGCTCGCAAGGCCGCGGGTGAACACCAGACAAAGGTCCAGCAGGAACGGTTCAACAAGGCATGGGAGGACACCTACGTCCGACTGTCCGACAAGGAACCGGATCTGAAGGATCCCAACTCTGACCTGTACAAGTCCACCGTGGACCTGATCGGCAGGTTCCAGATCCTGAGGGCAGCGCCCGACGGTCTGGCACACGCCGTCGAGATCGTGAAACTCCAGCAATCTGCCGCTCGCTCCCAGTCTCTGGACGCGGAGAACAAGTCGCTCAAGGAACAGTTGGATAAGCTCCAGAAGAAGACCGCCATCGGGAAAGGAACGGCCACCCAACCGCTGAAGGCAGAGGAAACAGACTTTGCCAAGATGCCCATCAAGGAGCAACGGGAACGCCTCATGAAGGCTGCGCGAGAGTTTGACCGGGAATCCTGATAGCAAAGAAAGCGAGCAATACCATGCCAGTTACTACGTCAACCACGCTTACCAATCAGTTCCAGAACTACTTCAGCAAGGAACTGCTCTCCATCGTCCAGCAGGAGACCATTCTGGATCAGTTCGCCATGAAGGCACCGATCCCGAAGAACAACGGCAACAAGGCCATCACGATGTTCCGCTTCGGCGCTCCGAGCATCGCTGGTGTCCAGACCATCGGTACGGAAGGTACTGCCATCACGTCCGGCAACTACCGTGCGCTGGCCCTCAACAAGCTGGAGAAGAACCTCGCCCAGTACGGTCAGGTCATCGGCCTCACGGACATCCTCCGTGCGACGGACCTGTTCAACTCCCTCCAGCAGGCCACCAAGACCTCCGGTCTCGACATGGCCCTCTGGGTGGACTCCGTCATCCGTAACACGCTGATCGGCTCCAATCTGAGCACCAGCGGTACGTCCATCGGCACTGCGATTGAATCGTCGATCTCCAACGACGACGCGATCAACAACACGGCTGGCCAGAACCCCGGTGGCATCAAGGTATACGGCAACCCCGCTACGCTGAATGTCACTGGTACTCTCACCCAGAGTTTCGCCGCACTCAACGGCGCGACCACTGCTGCCGACGCCACCATGACGGCTTCTGCGGTCCTCGACTCGATGACCCGCCTGAAGCGCAATCGCGCTCCGCTCATCAACGGCAGCTACGTCCTCGCGACTGATCCTCGTGTGGCCCGCGACCTGATGCGCGATGGCGACTGGTTGAACGCCTCCAACTACGGCAACAAGGGCCAACCCTTCTACAAGGGTGAGGTTGGTTCCATCTACGGCTGTAAGGTCGTCACCCAGACCAACTCGTTCATTTCCACCGGCTCCAGCACTCCCGGTGACGAGTTCGTCTATCAGGCGAGTCCCGCTGGTGGTGGTCTCTCATCCGGCAAGGACATCATCGCCTCGTTCTTCTTCGGCAACGAGTCGTTCGGCATCCCGCACCTGACCGGCGATGATCCGCTCTCCCCGAAGATCGTGATCACCGACACGCCCGACAAGTCCGACCCGCTCAACCAGTTGGTCACTGTCGGCGTGAAGCTGTACTTCACGGCGCTGCGTCTGGCTGCCGGTAACACCTCGGCAACCAACACCAACAACCCGGTCTGGTACCTGGTGCATCGCACGAAGACCTCGACCACGCTGTAAGCGTATGAAGAAAACGGCCACCATCATGGTGATAGCCGTTGGACCGGGGGGGCATCACCGAGGTGGTGCCCCCTTTTCCCATTCCGCTTGCGGGAGCGGAGAGTCCAACGAAGATCGCGCCATGATTTCTATTCCCGTCGAGGCGCTCTCGACCGACGCAGAGGACAACAGCAATGTTGCTCCCGAGATCGGCGACGAAGTCACGCTGCCCGAGGTCAAGGCCCGCGTGAAGAAGATCGAAGAGGGCGAAGCCTACGTTGAGATCCTCTCTGTCGGTGGGATGCCCGCCGAGTACGAGAACAAGGACACCAGAAGACCGAAATGCCCGAGGACGAGCAGTCCAT